ATGGCTAACCAAAAAACAAATCACCCCAAAGCAGACGACCGCACAGGGACGGTGGACACCATCGCCCAAGCGGAACAACTGCTGCAAGAAGCCACAGTCATGGAATTTGCCACACTGGATAAGCGCGGCTTTCCTAATATCGTCGCCCTCACCCCGCTCAGACCGCAGCGCTCAGTGAAGCAGGTCCTGTTTTACACCGATCGGGACACGACCACCATACATAACATTGTGGAATCCGGCAAAGCTAGTATCTATTGCTTCAACGAACGGCACCATTGCTCCGTCGCGCTGCAAGGCTACGCCGGCTTGGTCAGCCGCAGTGAGGTGCAGAAGAGTTTTATGGCCGATCTGACCGCTTATCAGCAAAGTTTGCACTACGCGAACCCCGTGTTCCTGCGGTTTACCACGATTTTTGTCAAGGTCCGGTATCAGGATAATGTGACCTTCCAGAAGTTGTTGGACCATGAATAAGGGCGATCGATTACAGACAGGAGGGACTAGTCACGATGACCGTTAATATGGATCGCGCATTGGCCTTTATGGAGGCACTTCAGGCCAACCACGTAACTTACAGCATGACCGGCAGCCGCACGGGGGCAGACGGCACTGCCGACTGTTCTGGGGCTGTATACACCGCGTTGTGTGCCGGCGGTGCACCGGTTGCGGACACTGTCCTGGATACGGAAACGATGCACGGCTGGTTGTTGACCAGCGGCTTTGTTCTGCTGGCTGAAAATATGCGTTGGCCCGCTCAACGCGGTGATGTCTTTATTTGGGGCGAACATGGGAAATCAGCCGGCGCTGGTGGACATACTGGTATTTTCATCACTGATCACGATATTATTCACTGCAATTATTCCCACAATGGGGTATCCGTTAACAATTATGGGCAATATTGGAATACCGCGAATCGGCCGTATTATTACGCGTACAGATACTCAGGCAGCTAATTAACAGTCCCAGACAAATAGAGAAAGCAATGCGCTGGGCACACCTTCTCTATTTTGTCTGGACTCATTGCTGACTGCCCTAAAATCAGCATTGTAGTACGTATTGGGAGAAAGCAGCAACCGGTAAACAAAGGCCCCGGTAGCAACGTGTCTCCCACAAGTCGAACGAGATGACATTTGTTGTCTGCCAATGTATATGTCTGTTGATTGCCTAAATAGAATTTGGCTACACACATTGGCGGGTACGTATGATCACTGACGGCATATAGATTTCTGCATTGGTGTTCTTCTTTTAAATGCTGAACGTGCTATCGATGTGTAGAAAAAATCCCAACGACTTTTAGTCGTTGGGATAACATCATATTCCCATAAAGTTCTAATTAAGCCGTTTACCGGATTTGTAAAATCCGTTGGATTACCTATTATAAAGGGATTATGACGTATTTTGTGTAGTAATTGTGTAGTGGGACAATTTCCCACAAAAAAAGCCCCGGCATTTCTGCCATGGTTTTTGGTATGATCGTCTAATCTGGGGGAAGGATGATCATGGGGTGTCAGAATGGAAAGCTCCAACAACATGGTGGTTTACATTCCGGCGAGAAACGATTTCCTTGGCATTAGCAAGCTTTTTTAAAGCAAACTGATGTAATGCGTCACCATCCACAGCACCAAGCCCTAAGGTATTAAGGTATTGGGTTACTTCATCAATGGAAAGACTTGATTTTTGCATTAACACCGTCCTCCTTTTTTAGCTAATACAGGTTATTACCAATTCCTTTTTCCTTTCTTTTCCAGTATAACATAATTTATCAACTGCTAATGGGTAAAAAGTTTTTGCTTTCATCTCGCTCAATTTAGCAAACGGATTGCAATCTTTTTCGTTACCTGTAAAACAACAAAAAGCCCGAGGCCTAAGCCCCGGGTTTTCTGCTACAATTCAATATTCACTTTGTCAGCGGCGATCCAACCGCCGATATTTACTAACTTCCAGTAAGCAGAAAACATCAACTAGACGACACTTGCTTCTTTAATCTTGTTAATGTATTCGCTCTTAATTTCCTTTGGATCGATAGCTATATAACGTTCCCCCTCTTTATAGACGCTTGACCAAGACTTATCCTGATGCGTTCGTGCTACCAATCCAAAGTCATTTACCTTGTTGGTATCTTTAAGCAAGTCATTTACAAAGCTGATGACTTCAGTGTCCCATGGTTTACTAGGAATATATTCTTTAGCAGTCTCTTTAGAAAAGCTTTCACTTTTCTGTTCTGCATATACCGTCTCGTCCACGGGACCATACCGCCAAGCCCGAAAGTCTGGTTTGAAAAGTGCCTTTGGATATTCAATGTCCACATCGCCACAGGGGTAAAGTGTTCCATAGGTGGCACTGTAATAGGCCCATAACAAATAGAGGCTCTTCTGAACTTTTACAAGCGTTGGATTATCTAACCGGCTGTATACGTGGTTCACCAAAACCGATTTATCTGGAAAAGCGTATTCTTGACTTTTCAATGTAACCACCTCTAGTTCAGTATATCCCATTGTTAGCACCTTTCAAACAATCCGGAATTCTAAATACCGGGTTTTGTATTACAGTTCGATGTTCACTTTGTTGGCATCAACGTACCCGCCGATATTGACGTAATTCCCGTCCTTGCTTACATCAACAACCTTCCAGCGACTGCCTTTGGGCAAATACTGGACACCTGCTTGATTAGGCTTGGGCTGAGCTTGCGTGTATGCACCGTCAGAAGTCACTCGGACCACGGTGCCTGACCAGTCGCCCGCGGCGCCCTTGTTGATCTTGACTACCGCGTCTGCCGGGTCGATCCAGCCGCCCACGTTAAGCCGACCTTTGTTGACGTCTTCGACGACCCAAGATGTTCCGTAAGGCAGGTGTTTAAGCACCTTGCCAGAGTTATCCCACAAGGCGGCCCCGTTGGGGTTGGTGATCCAGGCCACACCGTATGCAGTGACTGGCGCCAAGCTAGTCAATTTGCTCAAATCCATATCGTTATCATCTCCTTGATCTGCTTCTTGCGCACCGGCATACCGATACGCATAAAAATATGGACAGCCATCGGCGGCCCAGTAAGCATCATGGTTATTAACGCTCACGCCATTATGACTGTAATTACAGTGGATAATATTGTCGTGATCAATGAAGATACCTGTGTGCCCACCAGCACCACTAGAATCGCCAATCTTGCCCCAGATAAACACGTCGCCGCGTTGGGCATTCCATCCGCTGTTGTCGGCTACCCGCTTCCAGCCGTTAGCTAACAGCCAATTGTGCATGGATTCGGTGTTTAACACATAGCCAGCGCTAGGCATTCCACCTGCTCGCAAGGATGCATAAACAGCGCCTGAGCAGTCAGCTGTGCCATCTGTGCCAACGCGACTGCCATCCATTGAGTACGTGACCCCAGCCTTTTGCAGCTGATACATGTAATTGATTGCGGCATCAATGCTGAACGACATTACTGTCAGCTCCATTCGTAGTGGTGTCCGCGGCAGAGCCGTCTGGCAGAGTATCCTTGACCAGCTGGCCCTGCCCATTAGCTTGCAGCGGTTCAGCCGGTACCGGATCAGGCACGGTATCCTTAGCTGGTTTGCTGTAAGTGAGTGCCTGGGCACTGTCGGCAACACCAGCTGTCGTAGGGTCAGTTACTACCCCAAGAATAGCCAGCACGGCGAATACTGCATTGATCACACCAGTCAGCTCTTTTCCGAGGCTCGCAAAGTCCCAGTTATAGCCAAACACCGCAGCGACCGCTTGCACGACCAATAAAATAGCTGGCACCAAGGCCAGCCAAAACTTAACGCTCAAAAAACGTACTTTCCAATTAATCTTCATTTTTGTCCTCCTTAATTCCTGCATGGTCTTCCAGACGGGTAATTCGTTCCGAGTGGCTGCCGAGCTCTTTGTCATGTTCCTTAATACGCCCGTTGATCGACGCAAGTGTTTGTTCGTGGACCTTGAGCTGTTGCCCAATCTGCTCGGACAAGCGCTGAATGTCCTCACGCAGCGGGTCCAGAGCAATTTTCTTAAACAGCCAGCTGCCAGCACTCACCAGCACCCCGAGGGCAGTCAGTGTTTCTGCCCATTCAGCAATCGACAGACCTAAAATAATGTGCATAAGCGGCCTCCAATCTATGCTGCCGGGGCCACATAATCCTCGCCAGTTGCTTGCTTATACTGGTCAGCGGTGATTTCACCCGTTTGTACGAATAGCTGCATCGCTGGCAAATCGAACAACCCCATCTTGTAATACATCAACACAAATCTGTCCATGCTTATGCCTCCTTAGTAGTAGTGGTTGTTGCTGGATTAGTTAATGAAGCAACTTGCTTCTGCAATCCTGTCAGTGTGCTTTTAATCATTGAAAACTGGGCCATGAGCAGTGCAGCGTTTGCTTGCAGAGCTGTAATGGCTGCAGTGGTTGGGTCAATTTGAGAATCAATCCATTCACTCGTCTGCCAGTCATATTTGGGGATTTTGCCTTGCAATTCGGATGGGATCGGGTCAGTCGTCTTGGGGTACTCAACTGGTACATATTGGGGGACATAATCAATATGATAAAAGTTGCCATCCTGCTGCTGAACTGGATAGGTCATAAAGACCTGTTTATACGTGTCTGTTTCTGCCAAAATAAATCAATCCTTTCTGCTATTGCTTTGCCGTCTTCAGCTTAGTAATGTGAAGACTGCTATCACCTGCATAAACGTTGAATTTGCTGTCTACAGCTACCGATTGCACACCGCTTGACGCCTTCCACTGCCACACTTGCTTGCCTGTGCTGTCCAGCTTGGTAACG